GTCACATTTTCCGCGGGAACCTTGGCGGGAGTTGGTAAAAGCTCAACAATTGCCGGCTGATTAACGCCGATTGTTTAGAAAGGGCGAACAATGAGTGAGCCACGCAAAAGCGCCGAATTGCGCGCAATCGAGTCGGGCAACAAGGTCCGCGGCCGGTTCAAGGATGACGGGGCGAAAACACCCGATTCGGGGCCGATTGGAAAGGCTCCGACATACTTAAACAGCGATCAGCGGCAGATCTGGTACGAGTTGCGCGACATTATCGCGCCCGGGGTATTGCAGGCGTCTGACATTGCGGCTTTCGAGCAACTGGTGATTCTCAAGGCCAGCGAGCGGCAACTCGTGATCGAGTGGAACAAATACGGGGCCCTTGTCCTGGACCCTGCGAAGGGCAAAGCCCGACCGCAATACAACGTCACCTATTGTGCGCTGCGCCAATTGCGCAAAGACATTGCCCCGCTCCTGGATGCCTTCGGCCTGAACCCCGTCGCCCGGCCGCGCGTCAAGGTCCCGAAGGCCGCGCCGTCGAACCCGCTCGACAAGTTCCTGCAGGCTTAACCCGACAGGGCCTGGACGCGCTCCAGCATGGCCGCGCGCCCGCCGACAGTTTTTGACGACCCCGCGACCGCCTACGCTCAGACGGTCCTGGCCGGGACCATCGTTGCCGGGCCGCATGTTCGCGCCGCATGCCGGCGGCATATGCAGGACCTCGACGGCGCCGCCTCGCGCGGCTACTCATGGCGGCCGGATCTCGCCGAGCGCGCCTATGCTTTTTTCCGGGAGATCCTGCGACTCAATGGGGGGCAATTTGAGGGCCTCCCCTTCGAGCTGGAGGGGTGGCAGAAGTTCATTGTCGGTTCGCTGTTCGGATGGGTCGACGTGCAGGGCTATCGTCGTTTCCAGGTCGGCTACATGGAGGCCGGCAAGGGCAACGGCAAAAGCCCGATGGCCGCCGGGATCGGCCTTTACATGCTGGTCGCCGACCGCGAGGCCCGCGCCGAGGTCTACGCCGCGGCCAGCAAGCGCGATCAAGCGATGGTGCTATTCCGCGACGCCGTCGCGATGGTCGATCAGTCCCCGCTGCTGACCGAACGCGTACACCGGGCCGGCGGTAACAACCCTTGGAACCTCGCATTCAATGGCGGGTTCTTCCGGCCCATTGCCAGCGACGACAACCAGTCAGGCCCCCGGCCGCACTGCGCGCTGGTCGACGAGCTGCACGAACACCGGGACGGGCTGGTCCTGGAGATGCTGCGCGCTGGTTTCAAGTTCCGCCGCTCGCCGCTGATCTTCATCACGACGAACTCAGGTTTCGATCGGCATTCGATCTGCTGGGCCTATCACGACAAGGCGGTCAACGTCGCCGAGGGGCGCCTGATCGACGACCAGTTTTTCAGCTATGTCTGCGCGCTCGACCCGGGCGACGAGCCGCTGAAGGATCCGACCTGCTGGATCAAGACGAACCCGAACCTCGGCCGCTCGATCCAGCCGGCCTACATCCGGGGGCAGGTCAGCGAGGCGCAGATGATGCCGGGCAAGGAGTCGAGCGTCCGCCGGCTGCAGTTCTGCGAATGGGTCGACGCGGCGAGTCCCTGGATCTCGGGCGACGCATGGCGAGGGATCGAGGTCGAGAAACCGGCCGACCTGCTCGCATGGTTATCTCCCAAGCGCGAACCGCTGACCCTGGCTGTCGACCTGTCCGTCACGACCGACTTGTCGGCCCTGGCCATCGCGTCCGAGGTCGGCGGGGTGATCAGGGCCTCGGTCGAGTTCTGGACGCCCCTGGACACCCTCAGGGCCCGCGCAGAGCGAGACGCGGTCGACTATCCCCTCTGGGTCGCGCAGGGGCACCTGAACGCCGTCCCGGGGTCCTCGCTCGACTATGGGCCGCTGGCATCCCGCATCAAGGCATTGGCCGGCGAGCGGCAGGTCGCCCGGGTGGTGTATGACCGCTACAAGATGACCTATTTGCGGGTTGCGCTCGACGAGCGAGGGGTTTCCCTAGAGCTGGTTGAACATCCTCAGACATTTGTGAAGCCGAAAAACGCATGGTTATGGATGCCCGAATCTATTAATCAAATCGAGGCCGCGATCCTTCACCAGACGATCCAAGTTGCCCACAATCCGGCCCCGACCTTCGCCGCCGCGAGCGCCGTCGCAAACACCGACGAGCAAGGAAACAGATCATTTTCTAAACGAAAATCATCCGGCCGGATAGATGGACTCGTTGCCCTGACGATGGCGGCCGGCGCGCTGCGGACACCCCGCGAAGTGATCGACGTTAGCGCCTGGATTGTTTGATATGGGCAACAGCGCGCAAACCCCCTCGCATACTGCGTGAGCAGATACTCACAAAAGACGTTATGCAAGACGACTCAATGTAGACGACACATAACGTCTACACGCTGTCTCGCTGGCGTCGTCTGTAGTGTCACGGTAGATTGGTAAGAGAGTGAGAGTGAGAGTTAAATACACTCCGCGAGCCAAGATTCGTCGGCCTTTCCTGCGCGCGTGCGTGCGCGTATGCGAGCGAGCGAGGGCCTAGTTTCTTGGTCCTAACCAATACTAAAAACGGTCACTTTGACAATAAATCGAGAATAATTCGGTGGGGTATTGACAGGGGGTTTTGTCGGCGCAGAATCGGCCGCCATGACAAACCCGAACCGCCCGCCGCAATCTGTCCGCGAGACGACTGCTCGGGGGGTTTCGACTTCGCAACCAGGGGCGACGGTTCACCGGCCCCAGCACACCGCGGCACCCCCGCCGCGGCAGGAGCTGGGCCATGCGAAAAAACCCAACTGACCGCGCCGCGCTCTTTTCGGTCCCGATCTGCAAGCGCCTGTCAGAACCGGCGACCGAGACCGCCGCCGGTCTACTGCGGTTTGTTATGAGCAGCGAGACCCCGGACCTCGCTGGCGACATCATCGACCAGCGGGGGTTGACCCCGGCCTATTCGCCACTGCCCGCAATGATCGATCACGGGTCGGCGATGGACGACACGGTCGGTCTCTGGAAAGACCTGCATAACGAGGGATCCCGCACGACCGGGCTGCTCGATATCTGGCCCGCCGGAACTACGAAAGCTGCCGACCTTGTTCGCGCGCTTCATACGGCCGGGTTGCGCCTGTCCGCCTCGATCCGCTTTCTCCCTGAGGACTTTGAACCGATCCACGCCGAGGGCAAGAACGGCAAGACGGGGGAAATCACCGGTTTTCGTTTCCTGCGTGCCAAGTTGCTCGAATGCTCGGTGGTTGCGATGCCCTGCAACCCCGACGCGATGCAACTCGTCGGCAAACGCCTTCACGCGATGCACCGCGACGGCCTGGATCAGTTGATCCGCCTACAGACCGACCGCCATCGCGACACCCTGGTTCGCGCAGCCGCTGCGGACCGGCGCGCTCGCGCGCTCCTTCTCCCCTGAGGACGCCACCATGAAAACCATCGCCCAAAGCATCCGCGAAAAAATGGCCGAGCTGGCCGACCTGCGTAAGCAACTGACCGAGTCCGTCGCAAAGGTCGAGGCCGGCGAAGAATCGGCCGGCGAACTCGTCGACGACCTGACCGTCAAGACCGAGGAAGCATCGACCGAACTCGAACGCCTGAAGCGGGTCGAAAAGGCAATGGGCGCCCGCGCCAAAGGCCCCGAGGACGAGGAGAAAGACCCCGACGAGGGCAAGGACGAGCCGGCCGAGATCGACCCACTGACTGGCCGCGCGACGCCGCTCGTTCGGATCGGAAAGTCCAAAGGCAACCGCGGCGGCGAGTTGATTGCAAAGATGGCGATTGCCCGCGGCATTGCCCACTACGAGCGCCAACCGCTCGACGCCGTTGTTGCGAAGCTGTACCCGAAGGACGCCGCCGCGCTGGCCGTCGCCAAGAGCGCGACGAATGCGGCCGACACGACCACAAACGGATGGGCCGCCGAGCTGGTCCGCTCCGAAGTCCGCGCAATGCTGAACGAGGATCTCCGCCCGATCAGCGTCGCCGCGGCACTGGCTTCGCAGGGTATGCAACTGAGTTTCAACGGCGCGCAGTCGATCCTGGTCCCGGCGATCCAGACGCGCACGACCGCGGTCGGTGGCTCGTGGGTCGGCGAGAACGGCGTGATCCCGGTCAAACAAGGGATCATTGGCTCGCAACGCCTGAACCGCTACAAGCTCGCCGTCATCACGGTCCTGTCGCGCGAGCTGATGCGCGCGAGCGACCCATCCGCCGTCGAGGTCATCCGCCGGATGATGCTGCAGGACACGGCGAACATGCTCGACACGGCGCTTCTCGACTCTCAGGCCGCCGTCGCTGGGATCCGCCCGTCCGGCCTGCTGACCGGCGTGGTCATTGGCGCCGGCGCCGCGGGTGGTGGTCCTGCTGCTGTGGCGGCCGACCTCAAGACCCTTTACAACGGCCTGTTGGCCGGCGGGATTGGCGTCAAGCCGGTGATTCTGGTCAACAGTTCGACGCTGTTCGGCCTGTCGATGGTATCGACCGCGCTCGGTGATTTCCTTTTCCGCGACGAGGTCGCACAGGCCCGCCTGCTCGGCTTCCCGATCTTTGCCTCGCCCTTCGTCCCGGCGAACACCGTGATCATGGTCGACGCTGCATATTTCGCGAGCGCCTTCGACACGCCCGACATCGACGTCAGCGAGCAGGCCACCCTGACGATGGCGAACGCGGACGGCACCGCGCCCACGCAGGCCATGAGCCCGGCCGGCGCGCTCGGCATCGTCGAGCAGGTCCCGCCCGATTCGGGTATCTCGGTCGCTGGTGGCGTGGCCGGCGCCGCGTCCGCCGGTTATCGCGCGATGTCGCTTTTCCAGACCTGGACGCTCGCGCAGCGCCTCGTGATGCCGGTCTCGTGGGGCCTGACCCATGCCGGCGCCGTGCAGGCTTTGAACGCAATCACTTGGTAACGATCAGTTCCCCGAGGTAGTGATTCGCCCCGGGCTTCGGCTCGGGGCATTTTTCAAGGGGCCCGCAATGCTGATCTATGTCACATGCAGGAAAACAGCGGCCGATTCTGGTCTGCCGCTCGGGTTCAATCTCGTCCCCGACACGCTCGGCCAGTCGTTTCTGGACCAGGGCCGCGCCTTCACGCTGAACAACCCGCAGGCACTGCCGGCAATCGGCCATTGCACAGCCGGCACGGCCGGTACGGATCAACCCGCGACGCCCGCCCCGCCGGCCGCGCCCGCGCTGCACCCGTTCGACCAGGGCATCACCCGGCCGCATCCGGTCACGCTGACCTGACGGGCAACACATGGCCCCGGTTGTCATCGTCCAGACCTACGAGCCCGTCCCCGAGCTGGACGGGCTGGACGGGCTGTTGCCCTGCGACCGCGCGCTCGCCCGGAAGCTGATCCAGCAGCGCCGCGCCGAGATCGTCGACCCCTGGGCCGAGCCGTGGCGCTATCAACCCGGCACGCCCGCATATGACGCGATGCGCGCCGCGCGCAGTGGCGGGACAAGCCGGCAGGACATCCCGGCCGAGAAAACGCCGCCAGCGCCCGATCAGCGCGACGGCGAGGCATCGACGCAAGACCCGCCCCGCCGCGGCCCCGGTCGCCCGCCTAAAGCGAAGGCCCTCGTATGAGTCAGGCTGTCGTCATTCAAACCCGCGCCGGTCCGGTCTCGCGCCTGATCGGCGCCGTCAAGTCCCTGCTCGGAATCGGCGGCGAGGAGGGAAGCTGGCGCGGCCCGTTCTTCGGCCTGACCGAATTCGGCAACTGGCGCGAGCTGGGCCCGCTTGAGGATGGCTGGCAAAAGTACCTGACCGTCAACCGCGGCGCCGTGGCCGCGATCCCGGTCGTCGCCGCGATCCGTCACTTGCACCGCTCGGCATTCGCGCAATTGCGGCCAATGCACAAGCGCAAGGCCCCGAACGGGAAGATCACCGTCCTGACCTCCAGCGCACAGGCTCGGGTCTTGATGGCCCCGAACGAGTACGAGACCTGGAGCGACTTTGCCGCGCGCCTCGTCGACGAGTGGCTGACCTGCGGCGAGGTCCTGG